GCCCCTACAACTTCGATTTTATAGTCGGATTCCTTAATAGAATATTTGAAGTTTTTAATTGGAATAACTACTTTCTTGAATCCCCATGTCTCAGCAGCCTTAATCTTCTCATGAAGTCCTCCAACTGCTGTAATATCAATCTCATCTGTTGAGGAAATATTGATTTCTCCCGTGACAACTACATCCTGTCGAATTGGTTTCCCTTCAAGTAATGAACATAATAGAAGTGTCATAGTCACTCCTGCTGATGGCCCATCAACTGCATAAGCTTGTGAAAAGTCTATATGGGTAAAAAATTCTTGAGCAATATCTACTCCATACTTAGCCAAGATCGCAGACCGAACTTTTTCAACAGAATCTCCCATCCATTTAGCATCTTTAGCCATTCCAGTTACTTTATAAAAACCAGCTAATCCTTTTTGTTCTTTCTTTTTCTTGACCATCTGAGCTTTCACTCTCAACACATTTCCAGTCATTTCTCCCGAAACAGGATCTGAGACAACTGCAAGCCCATAAATCGTTCCAAGTTTTGAGCCTTGAGGTTTAATCTCTAGAAGTTTTCCTTGTTCTTGGACTTGATGTTCCAATATCTGTCTTTGTATTGTTTTGCAATGGACATCTAAGGCCTCTTTGACTTCATCTACGTTCACTATTGTTTTTCCTTTATTTTGTGCTATAGTTCCAGCTGTCTTAATAACTGAAATAAGAGGTCTGAATTTGGTTACTAATGCATCTCTTTTATTAGATCGTCTTCTTCCTTCTTCAACTAATTCGATACATGCATCTCTAGAGAAAGGCGGTAGATGGAATCTAAAGATCTCTTGAGAAATGAATTGTACGAATTTCCTTCTATTCTCTACTGTATTAGGCATATCATTATTCATTCTCACGACTCGACCATAACCAACCAATCTGTCCATTAGTGCAGGATGAATCTGATTAATTGAATCGAAATTTCCAGCAGCTAACAAGAAGAATAAAGCCGGAATGGGCTCTGTTGAAACAGCCATTGCTGCTGTATCAGCACCATGAAATTGACTTCTCATTGTAACTGGAAGACAACCATCTTCCATTACTGATAATAGAGTAATCGCTTCATAAGGAGTTAAGTTCTTTACTTCATCTATGTAAAGAATTCCCATTGAAGCTCTATGAACGTCTCCTGCAGTAACTCGTTGATGTTCAGGGGTTCCTAATCCACCAGTCTGATAAGGATCCCAAGCAATGGAACCAAATAGTTGTGCTGATGTATGACCTGTTGCATCTATAAATGGAGCAGCTTTTGTGGAGTTATCTATGAGTAATTTGGGAGCATCAGTCCTAGCAGCCCCACCAATGTTTGCTCCTCCTGAATAATTCCCGCCCATCATTTTACTAAATTGCCAAATCAAGAAGGCAAAAAATATCAAACTTCCTGCTCCAGTTAGAATAATTAGATTCATTCCTCCAGGACCAAGGAGTGCATTAACTAAACCATAAGGCAAATAGGTCAAAAATTGAAGAAAGAAAACGCCTAAAAGTAGAACACCAAATCCTCCCAGAAGAAGCATTAAGGCTTTCGTACCCCCAGATTTCCACCAGGATTTTCGTACCTCTTGCCTAGCTTTGGCTTTCATTAATTCTTTTCCTTTCCCCGAAGGATGAACAGAGATTCTAGGATTTCCTGGAATTATTTTATTACGCCAACACAGAATATCAAATCTCTTAATTTTATGCTTTCTATAAGCCTTAGTAAGATGTTCTGACATTGCTCTTCCAATCAAAGATTTACCAGTTCCAGGATCACCCAACAATAGAAGATAAGGACCCGGAGTAAGTATCTTACTAAAAGTCATTTTTTCTGCCATTGGATCGAGCCATTGTTTATACCATTGCCTTTGTTGAAGATATTTAAGTTTATAGATCCATTCATCTAAAGCTAATTTAACTTCATCTAGAACACTATCTTGACCAACAACCCAATCAAGTAGTTTCTCTGAAACTGGGAATCCTTCAGTCGATTGAAAGGTTTCCCAGTCCCATTCTTTGTCTCTAATCTTTTCTTTCCCTTTTCCAAAGTACTCAATCAAGCTTCTCACCTTTTGTGCCTACGCAATATTTTATGAGACAATCAGAACAATATCTGAAGATCTCAAAATAACCTTTAACTCGTTCAGATCCTTCTTCTTTGATCTGAATATAATCTTTATCTTCACAACGATAAGTAGTATAAATATGGAGAGTTCCTATCAAAAGAGTGTTGTTGCCACAAATGCTACATTTCATGTTGACCTTCTCCTTCCTGTCCTTCCTCTATAGGCCCTTGAATAGCTATTCTTTTAGTTCTTCTTGGACAGCTCGGGCAGAATTTAGCTAATTTGTCTAAAGTTATTTTAGTGCCAGCTCTTACTGGGCATTCTCCATATCCAAAGACACATTGTTTTTCTGGCTCCACAGTTTTCTTTGGTGTAAGTCCTTCCTTCTTCCTAATCTCATTCTCCAAGTTATCATCTGGAGTGATCAAGTCATATTTGGAATATTGTGCAAGTCTTCTTGCTTGGAACATTTGAGTTTCTTCACTATGTTCTGTAAAGTTAAGTTTAGGAAATGGATAATCCATTTTAACTTCAGTCCGAAACTTGGAGAATAATTGAGCTTCTAACTGTTCAGTTAGATATTCTTGTAAAGTTTTAATTGTCTTTTCAAAATCCAAACTTTCTTGGGCAACATTAGCTTGAACTGCTTCTGTTGAAGTACCGTATAGTTTAGGAACTTCTAATCCAGCCATTATCTCTGCTGATAGATATTGTAAGAAATCTGAGATATCTCCTATTTGAGATTTAGCTTCCAATCTTCCTGGTTCTATCCACCAAGGAAGTATCAACTCAGATGCAGAAGAAAGTTCTTTCAAATAATCTTTTGCCTCTTTAATTTTATCAGGCGTAACTTCAAATCCTTTTTGTTCAGCTTCAGCACTTCCTATTCTATAATAATAGATTGGATATCCATGCCGATAAACTGCTTCTCCAAGAGCTTCTTCTAAATTCAACTTTATCCATGCTGTCTTAAAGACTGGTTCGAGAGGAGACAAACCTAGACATTCTTCTCCTACAACATAGAATCTTAAGATAAGAATATCTTCTGGCTTGAAGAACTTATCTTCTTGACCAGTTATTGATTGAACATAACCTTTGATAGAACCATCTGCATTTCTCTGAATATAATTAGAACCATCTATTCTAATATAGTCCAAAGTCTTAGGATCAATCTGAGCTAATCCAGCTATCTTGCCATCTTGGCTTCTAGTAATTTCAGCTACTCCATAACCATAAATGAAAAGATCTTTGATGAGTGAAGGAAGTAATACTCTAAGACTTATCCTATCTATAAGCATCTCCATTGCAACAATATCTTCATCTTTTTGACCAGTAAAGTAGATCTTAGGAGAAGCTATCAATCTAGAAAGTTTATTGACTCCTGCCCAGATAAGTGGATCTAATCGATAAAGAACTTCATTTCTTTTCATTAATACTTCAGAACGAGGAATTCTTTCTTCTAAGGCTAGAGATTTTCTTCGAGTAATGTCAACCAACTGCTCTAATGTTTGTAAGTCCAGAACTTTTATAGTTGAAGGTTTTCTCCTTCCAGCTAAAGCTCCGACAATTTTCTTTAATCTATCAAGTTTACTTTCAGGCAATTAGATCACCGGTGAACATATTTATAGATAAAGTCTCGTAAAACTTCAGAAGCATTTCTACCATCAGCTCTAGCCTTTCTAATAAATTGTCTCCAAAGAGCTTCATCAATTCTAACTGTTTGTCTCGGAGTAATAATTCCTTTCTTCCTTCCTCTGATCTTAAGATCTTTAGTTGTTGTGGGAACTTGAAGATTTTCTATGGCTTTTTGATCTTCCTCAGAAAGGTTCTTTCTTGGTTGTTCCCATCCAAGATCTTCTCTTCCTGGATTCTTACGGCCAGATAAATAGACTTCCAGAGCTTTTCGTTTTAATTCTTTCTCTTTCTTTTGTTCCTCTTCTTGAGACATATCATTCAACTCTACTTTTATATTGTCATGACTCTTATATTAACTTTTAGGACTGATTCTCTTCTTTAATCAGTTTCTTAGCTAGTTCTTTATCCTTAATATCTTGAATTTCACGATCTCGTATATGTCTAGGATCTGTTTGAAATTTGATATCTCGAGGACTTGACATTTGAGTTCCTCGTTTTCTATTAATAACAATGAAATCTTTTAAATCCCATTTCGAAGGAGTTATTCGACTTGAAGCAGGTTTAACTGCTAACATGAGGGAATCTACAAAGTCATCATTCTTTTTCGTATCATATCTATAATCTCTCATTTGTGCTACAAGTGGAAAGTCTTTAGCGCCATCTATCTTAATCAATTCATTTTCAACAAGAGCTCGAAGATTTGAAATCATAGTTGCTTTCTCCGATTTGAACTTGACAGGATACACTGGAAGACCTCGACCAGCCAATCTTTGGTTTTCTCCAATATCATTCGAATCTGAATAGATTGAAGAAACTTGATAGGATTGAACAATTAATTGTATCTTATCCAATACTTCTTCGAAGTTTTGTTTTAGAAATGGTTCCGAATGAAGAACTATCCAATTAAAAGCTCCCTTTTCATCTTTGACAACCTTCTCAACAATTGTAACTACAGTTGGGTTTGGATAATGACCCCAATCTACTCCCGCATATTTTATATTTTCTCCTGCAATCAAGTTTCTCCATTTAACACATTCTTTTAATTTATCAAGATCAAATACTTTTCCAACAAAAGAATAAGGAAGACCTAAATATTCAACCTGATAATTTCCAGAATCCATTAATGTTTGTTGACTCTTGAGGAAAGCTTGACTAACGATTGGACATTTCTCTGCTGACCAATTATATGGCTTAAATTGAGGATAGTCAGATCTCTTGGTAAAGATATTCACAAAGATTGAGAAGTAATTATCAGGAGTTGAAGATAGAATTAGACGAGGATAGGGAGAAGTACCAATCATAGGGAAAGCTGCTGTTAATAGATCATCTGAAGCTTGA